CTTTCCCTCCGTCAGAAAGGCACACAAGAATGCCACAATCTCCTCTCCAGAAAGGGTGGCCAGAAGTCCCTTTGTATATCCCATGCTCATTAGAAGAGGATTACCCTCATTGAGCTCAGTGGCTAGAACACCGAGCTCTGTGAGCCCCTCTCTCTCCAGAAATCCTGTATCCTGAAGAACGGAGAGAAGAGGGGTAACCGTTCCCTGGAAGTTCTCCAGAGACGCCACCTCGGCCTCCGCAGCAGCCAGATCCTGAAGCAGCTTCTTCCCCTCCTTATATTTGACCCACTGGAGAGCAAAGGCCGGTCCCTGGTGCGTATTCTTCCACTGCTCCATGGCCTGCTGCGCCTTCTTCTTTGCCGCATTGACCGAGTTCTTGAGAGCCTCCTCGAGCCGCTCCCGCTCCTCCATGTCCTTCAGATCACCAAGGGCTGCAGCCTTTTCGACCAGTTCCGCCTGAACCTTCTTGGCCTGCCCTAAAATCCTGGTGTGCTGCTGATACCAGTAACTCTGCGTCATCAGGTCTAGCCACGTGGTGTTTCCAGAATGAATCGTCTTCAGAATAAACTCATAGTGGAAGTTCATCCGCGACAGAAAGGTTGACTTGGAGCCTGTCATCATTCTCTGAACATCGCCGACAGGAAGAGGTTCCCGCTCAGGCAAATACAGAACCAATCCCTCAGTGTCCTTTCCACGCCGCCCCGCGCGTCCTGCCATCTGGATATACTCGTCCGTGTGGAGAATGCGGAGTCCTCGCACGTCATCATCGTATTTCTCGTAACCTGTGAAGACAACCGTCTTGGTCGGCATATTGATGCCAACCGCGAATGTCTCCGTGGCAAAGAGAACCTTCACCAGCCCCTTTGCAAAGAGGATCTCAATGATCTCCTTTAGAAGAGGAAGAAGACCACTGTGGTGGAAAGCAATACCACGCTGAAGCAGTTCCGTGACTGTGAAATACTGCTTTGTCGCATTGTAAAGCGCGGGAAAGCGGTGGAGATGGAACTCAATGATTTTCTTGACGGCGGCCGCATCAGAACTGCTCAGAAGAGAGCCCTGAACCTTGGCCGCGAACACTTCGCACGCCTTCCTGGAGAAGACGAAGAAGAGGGCTGGGAGGAGCTCCTTCTCCTGAAGAGTCATGATGCACTCGTTCAGTTGGTGAATATAGGAGGCCGGCTTCTTGGATCCGTGCACAGCAGGATCTTCATAGCCACCCTGCCGCCTCGCCGCCACCTGACCCCTGTGCGCCTTGTGATCATCCTCCAGCTGCTTCTTCTGATTCACCCAGTTGGTGTAGACAAGGGGGCTGAATCGCTCCTGGTGGTCCATGATTGGATAGATGGTGGAGCCGCGAAGAACCGCGTGGGTGAGAGGCACAATGCGGTATTGCGTGGAGATCAAATGAATCGGCTTCTTCTTCAGATCGCCGAGCCAGGAGGCGAAGAGCTCAGGCCCGTCAATGGTTGCACTCAGAAGAACAAGGTTCACAGGTGGCGGAAGAAGAATGAGGGTCTCCTCCCACACACGGCCGCGCTCCTTATTGTTAATGTAATGGACCTCATCAAAGACAACCGCGTCGAGGGCGTCAAGAGATAAAGATGCCGAGAGACCGAGGTTCCGCGTGCTCGAATCGTATTTGAAGAGGAGATTGCGGAGAATCTCGGTCGTCATCACGACAATGGGCGCATCTGGCTGGAACTTGATATCTCCCGTCATGATACCGACCTTTCCAGGCCACATCTCTTTCAAATCATGAAACTTCTGATTGGAAAGGGACTTAATAGGAGTTGTGTAGAAGACGCGCTTGCCCTTGGACAGGCTGTGCGCGATCTGATACTCGCCGACGAGAGTCTTTCCTGAACCTGTCTTTGCGGTTACAAGAACATTCTCGTGGTTATAAATTGCCTTGACGGCGTATTGCTGAAAAGGGTCAAGAGGAAAGGTGTAGGAGGTCTGAGGAACATCCGTGCACGGCGTCTTGACATCGACGATTTTCAGATAGGGAGATGACATTGTTACCTAACTTTAGTGGGAGCCCAGGGTCAAATTTACCGACGGCGTCTTGTCTGTTTGCGCCCTTTTCCTTTTGTCTTTCGTGTCTTTCTTCTATGACCACCTTCAAACTTTTCCCATACAGGCGGTTGGTTTGTAGTAAACCAGAGAAGATTATTAGAATTAGCAGCACGAGGAGCCGATCCCTTAGCACTTTCTTGTTTAGCAAGTTTTTCCAATCTAAGTCTCTCGGCTAATGATGTTACACCTGTCGTATGAAAAGTCTTTGCTGCAGGTGTCACAATAACACGAGGCTTATACTGTATCCCAGAAGCAACACCAACCGATGGATCATGAACGAGCCCCTTTTGATAGACTAATACATATGCATTTTGCATAGAAAAATTATTATCACTAAAAGGTAGTTCAAATCCACTCATCCCACCAGAAAATCCTCTTACTTCTGTCACCACATTGTCATTAAATGTCTTCCATGTATTTGTAGAAGGATTACTGCACCATGCATATACATAATGGCCACCACCCATACCTCCACTTTGAAAAACGATGCCTTGGATACCAAAGTTTTGAGGGGCACCATTCACTTGCAAAGTTATATTCTTTTCAATCGGCACAGTATAAGTATCTTTTCTAAATGTTCCTTGCTCTGTTTTAATCCAGCGTTTAAAATCAAAAATTATATACTCTCCAGTCTTCATAAAATCTCTTGTTTTATATTGATGTTTCACAAATGCAGGAACAACACTAGAATTTTTATTTTTTGTTTGTCTGAGAAGATTATCTCCCAATAATTCTTCAGGAAATCCATATTCTTTATTTATTCCATCTTGTAATGATTCAATGCGGATACCCTCTCTAGTGATAGGAATATCAATTAGTAATTGAGGAACAAGATTAGTAATTATTGTTTCTTGACCCTCTTGTCCTATTGGGTTTTCCCTCAGAAGAGTTCTTTCGCGAATAGTATTTATAATCGAACGAAATGCTGCTTGAACTTCTTCTTTTCTAGATGACTCTAGTGATGGAGATATACAGAAATTTATAAACTCACTTATGTCTTCCTGTGTTGAGTAGGGAGTATTAGATCCTAGACAGAAGAGGGGTTCTATTTCGGCTCTTATATCAAGGGGTGATTCTCCAGCAGACATTATATTAAAAATATCATATAATGACTGTATTTTATTCTTAATAGCATTTTTCCCATTATTATTGTTAAATCTGCCAATACTTACAATCCCCTGATAAAAAGGATCAATGTGATAGAGCATTTGCATTGTTGAATTTATATAACAGGTTGCCCCGCAGTTTATAAGGCCGACGTCTGGTCTTCCTGCCATCTACTCTAACGGAAAGATTTCATCCTCCCAAACCATCTCTAGATGAGTCCATCTCTCCATTCCAAAGAGTTTCTGAACCGCGGTCATGCGCCTCTCCAGAGGTCCTCCCTGCAATTTCCGCGATTCAAACTTCCAATGCCACTCAAAACTCAGACACTCAATCTTGTCCCGGAAACCTACTACATGACACATTCGCCTCCAAACAGGCCCTCGGCTTGTTGTCCTCTTCGCACCGCCAGCAATTTCTCCATTATGCTGTCTGAGTCTACGGTCCACATTCACTGTGGCACCCACATAGGTCTGGTAGGGTGGATCAATGGTCCGAAGAAGATAGGATGACCAGGTGGCCATCTCTCTTTTTAATAGATATATACCTATAGATGGTATTGTTATTTTTTTAAGAAAGCAGAGCTTTCTTAAAAAGATACATACCTATAGATGGACTCTGGCCCTAAACCTCTTCCCAACATTTCCGAATTTAAAGAACTTAGCCACATTCCCTATTTTCTAGCGGCCATTCTCCTCATTGAGGTTGTTCTTATTTTCCTTACCCGCTATTTCCCTGAAAAGGTTGGTGGCGATTCTCTGAATGAATGGTATGATCGGTTCGGCCTTGAGGCTGTGATTGCAGATATCTTTATTATACTCATTGGATTACTACTTACACAGTATGTCTATAGTGCGTATATTGCCCCTACTTACGGCTGGAATCCTCTTTTATTTGTTGGATTATTGGTGGGTATCCAGCTTGTTCATGATCTAGCCTTCTATCACGGAGTAATTAAGCCAATACCTCAAGGCCACAATGATATGATGGATCTTTTTAAGAAATATGCGGCTGAAAATGGTGGTCTCATTCTGCTTGGAGATGCACTCCTTGTGATTGGTTCAGCAGCTGCCACCTTTGCTCTTGAGTCGGCCCCTCCCTACGCCGCCGCTGCCATTGCCATTTTAGCAATGTATATACTTCCTTATATCTTAAATACAAAGGCGCAGGTTCTTGTGGCTGTGCCTGCAAAAGAGAAGGCTGCCGAGGAAAAGAAGGAGCCGCCGCCCAGACAGGCCACGCCCTGGGATATGCTGAAGTCACAGGTTCAAAGCCACAATCCTGTACAGGCGGAAAGAAAGAGTCAGTGGCTTTCTGAACAGGGACAAGGTGGCCAAGACCAGATGTTTAGCCCCTACTCACTCCTTTAAAGAGACATGAACATATCTAAAAAGATGAAGAACTCAAGTTCAACCACATCCTTGACTGATCTCATCACAGTCAAAGATGTCGATGAATGTTTTATTTGCCTTGAAGGGATGGAACCTCTCGTGGATGGCTCTATATTGCGTTCTTGTGGTTGTAAATTCATCGTTCATCCAGACTGCTGGAATGCATGGATAAAAGATAAAACAGAATTTGATTGTCCCATCTGTAGAAGAGATTCACTTAATAGACTTCCAATTACTCCCGTTCAACAGCCACAAGTAATTGTATTAAACAGAAGTTATTATATATATGCTTCTATTCTTACTATCTTTGGTATAGGCGTTATTGTGGGTATTCTAGTTACCCAACTTCGATAAATTTGAGTGACTACCCTTTACAACAGATATCATGCTGGGAAAGGTCTCCTCCTCTCTTGGTATTTATAGTTTCGTCACTGCTCTAGGCGTCGGTCTCATCGCGTGGACAACCACCCATATCTATGTTTGTTTCTGCGCCCCGCAGGGTGTAATGGGCTTTATTCAGAGCCTTGTCGTTATGGATAGCACGTTCTGTCAGATACTTATGGCAGTTATTCACCACTCGCAGAGCCTTTATGGTGCGATGATGATAGCGTTTCTCTTCTCTATCATTGGCGCAATTGGAAAGGGTGTATCTCTTCTTACAGGGAAGCCTGAGGCTGAGGTGCCGACTGTGATTCAGTCGCGGGCGATTCGTCGGTAACACCACGAATTGTCTTTGGATACAGATCCATATCATTTACCAGGGCTTGAAAGAGTGAGGCACCTCCCTCCTTTTTTGCATATTCATTGAACGCGCGTGTATCTTTTGGAAGACAGGCACCTGCCGGTCCTCTGAGCCCCTCAGAGCATTTTAGATAAGCTGTATCAATGGAGAGAGATTCAAGCATTGCGCCATAGTCTACTCCCTTCTTTTTACAGAGTTCATAGAATCCATTCGCAAAAAGTATTTTATTTGTATTGTATACATTCTGAAAATACTTTGCAATTTCTGCGGCCGTTGGTTCTAGACGCTTACACACAGGGTGTAGCCTAGACATTGTTTCAAAGACTTGAGGATCCACTGTGCCAACTATGCAAAAGGGACTTGCCTTGAAATCTTGGTAGGCGCTTCTCTCTTTGAGAAATTCAGGTGAAAAGCAGATTCGCGGATTGCTGTATTTTTGTATAAGGCCACTTGTCGTTTCAGGAATCACTGTGCTTTTAATACAGATGATTCCTTTGTATTTATTTATATGAAGTTGCTCAATCACTGCATTCACAATGGAAAGATCACATTCACCGCTCGGCCCAGAATTGGTCGGAACCGCGATAAAGACGATCTCTGTGTCCAAGATATCTGCGAACTGTGAACCTGGAATTTTCGGATCATAAAAGGTGGTTTCATGCTTTTCAGAAAAGACATCGCGCATTGCGCTTCCAACGACACCTAGGCCTATGAAACCGATTTTCATACTGTTAATAACCAAGGTATATCTACAAGATCATAGACCGCGATCTTTGAAGTGGAGTTGTCTGTGCTATAGGAAACGATGGCCTGCTCAGACTCGACGATCAGCCCGTAGGAGAACTCGCGTGTCTTTTCAAAAAGACACGGCGCAGATAATTTGACCAATTTCATCTTGGAATCAAAGACAACAAAGAAATGTTTGTAGCTCTTATTTTCATTGGAATGAACTGTGAACCAATACTGATCCTTGTATTTGGCAGCACAGGAGGATCCTCGCATACCTTCAAAGGGGCTCGGCATTTCCCTTTTCTCAATAAGAACTAAACACTTTCTTCCATAATCTATCTTGCAAAGTGTAAGAGGAAACCATTCGTAGACGACCCGCAGCTCGCCATCCTGTTCATAGAAGGCCCAGTTTTTCTCTACCAGTTTTTCTTTTCCAAAGGTGACTCGTATTTTATTCATTGAGAAGTTTCCATTAAAAACATCTGAGACAAGTGTAAATTTACTCCAGCGCCTATGGACGCCAATGTAATAGAGTTTATCTTGAAATTGGAATAGCCTCATATCTTCGTATCCATGGGGCCCATTTATAGTAAAAAAATAGGGCAGAATATCGGTTTTTTTAATAGTAAAGTCATTGTCCAGTTCCATCAGTTGATTGACCGATTTATCAAAGTCGCCATTATTGCACCGATTCAACATAAGAAAACCATCTCCTTTTCGGATAATACATGGAGTGCTAGATCTGAATGGATAGCCCATAAAGGTGAATTTGTTGGAAAGGTCTATTGTCTTTTTTGCTCGGAGCATTCTCTTACCGTCTATACTTTAATATTAGAAAGCTCTTTGAGCTTTCTAATATTAAAGGTATGACGGATTATTAGTCGTTTGACATTAATTATAAGAAAGTCACGACGTTACTTTAAAACAACTTCTTAATCTTGTCCAGTTCAGTTGAAGCCATGCCAATCGGTTTGTAAAACTTCACAAGGAACGGATCAATCTCACGTGTAATCTGCAATTCAGGTGTCTTTATATTATATATAACTTTATCCTCACTGCGCATAATATTTAGAGATACATCCTTTTCAAACTCATATGTTACACTTGTAAGACCTTCTTTAAAATTTATAAGCTTATGGAGATCACTGTTTCCAATACGAATCGCCTGATGAGCCAGAGGATTTATTTCATCTTTTGCTATACCTGTTACACCAATCAGAATGTTATTATCTTCTGATGGAAGAAAGTCGCAGTTTGCTACAATGATTCGGTCAACTAGGAAACTCTTTCTCGGCGTAGGGTGAACGTTTCCCATTTTAATATTTATTGTTTTGCATGAACGATCAATTTTAGGATTGGAAAGATTAACATATAATTTTCTCAAAGCTCTTTTGTAATTCATCTATCTTTTCCTTTTCATAATCTGGATTAAGATAAGGATATGCTAAATAGAATTCCTGAAGTTTGACTTTTGCATCTTGTAGCTTTTGATTTAGATCTACTTTCTTTGAACTTGTTGTTTTCCAACAGATTCCTTCTGTTTTAAATTCAATTGCAAAGCGATCTCCATGCAATCCATTTGCACGAACATACCATATGTGTTTAGGAATTTCTTCAGGTTTAATTGGACAACCTTCTGGAAGCTCAACACGCCTTATCTTCTTTGCTTGATTTATATTTTGCTGTGATTGGGAAAGAATACGAAGATTTTCCTTTCTATTGTCCAGGCCATTTCTGTTAATATGATCTACAGATTCTTTGCTACCTTTTCCATCAAATGTAATTCTATCCATAATAAGATTATGAAGATAAAGTTCTAGTTTTACACCACCGTCAAGATAAAAGGTTGAACCTATATATTTTCCAGAGGTTAGATGCCAAGGCCTTTTTTCAATCTTAGGAAAATCTTCTCTATCAAATACAAATTTAACATCATTGCCAGTATGTTGAATTAAACCAACAACATACTCTTTATCATTATAAGTCACAAACTTATAATCAATAATACCAGGTTTGCGCCCCGAATTACGATATCCAGTTTTATATTCCAAATCCATACTATTCTTACAGTATAGATGTGAAATTATTTAATCAATTTTACGTAAAAACAACAACTATGCAAAAACTACAACCACTAAGCGCCGGAGACCACTGGGTGGTTTCACGCTTAGTTTGAGTAAGCAAGGCCTCCCATTCCGCTCATCACGCGGAGAACGTTGTAGTTCGTCGCATAGATGTAGACCGTTGAGGACGTCGTCGTGCCAACCGCGTTGTTTGAGACCACCAGCAGGAGCGTGGTGTTATCAATGCGCGATAAGTTGCACGTGCCTGAGGGCTGGTGCTGCTCCGGCTGGAGGGCGAAGGAGTAGACGTTGATGCCGACGGCGGGGATGTTGGTGTGGTGCTGGTAAGGCTGGACCTCGTTGAAGTAGCGGCCCTCGCGCACCTGGAACCGATCGTGGCCGTTGAGCTGGAGCAGGGCCGTGATGCACGGGTTCTTGCCCGCCATGCCCTCGAAGCGCGTGACGGAGTAGCCAGACTCCAGCACGGACCGGTCCCACCAGTCGCTGAAGTTGAACGGCTGGGCGCCCTTCCACGGGTTCGTGACCGTGTCGTCGCAGCTGACGAAGGAGTCGCGCTGCACAACCCACACGAGCTCCTTGCACGGGTGGTTGAAGTTGAGCTTCAGCTTGTTGGAGCTTGACGTGATGGACTCACCGCCCGTGAACTGGAGCGTCTCGATCAGGTACTCGTGGGAGACCTGGGCGAACTTGCGGCGCTCATCCGTGTCGAGGTAGATGTAGTCGACGTAGAGGGAGGCGGCCGTGAGGTTCGCGTTGTTAACGCGGTCGCGGATCGTGTGGAGGTTGCTCGTGATCTGCGGCGTGATGTCCCAGCAGAGGTTGCGGATGTCGTTGAACTCGAGGTTGATGCGGACCTCGTGGTACTGGAGCGCGATCAGCGGGAGCGCCAGGCCAGGGTTGCGGTTGAACCAGAACTGGAGCGGGATGTAGAGCGTGTACTCAGGCGCGCAGTTGAGCACCTCAGGGGAGGCGTTCGGCTCGCCGCCCGCGCAGTCATCGTCGCAGCCCTCGCCGCCCTGCACGAGCAGGTTCGTCAGCTGCGGCACGTTGCCAACCATCTTGGCATAGCCGGCCTGCTTGCCCGCCTCCTGCGTGAGCTCATTCCAGATGTGGAGCCACTGGCCATAGTGCTTGTCAATGCGCTGGCCGCCGATCTCGAGCTCGACGCTCTTGACAAGGTTGTGACCGACCCAGTTGAGCCAGCGGAACTGCGCGCCAGAGCCGTCGCTTGACTGGAGAGACACCTGCGGGAGCGTCGCCTGCAGGTAGATGCGGTGGATCAGATCGCCGTTGCGCTGGATCGTGCACGTCACGCGCTTGCCGAAGCCCGGTGAGCCATTGAACGGGTTCTCGATGGACTCCATCGCGAAGTTGGTGTGGCGACGGTAGACGACCTTAAAGAAGGTGATCTGCGGGTTGCCCGTGAGGTAAACGTCCTGCGCGCCATAAGCTACAAGCTGCATAAGGCCCCCTCCAGTCATTTAGTATATACCTCCTAGAAAGAAAAAATTCTGGAAAAGTGCCGGAATGGAGGAAAAAGGAAACTTTTGGGTTGCGTTTAAAAATCTTACCGTAACCGGGATCACTTCAAAAGAACATGCAGCCCCATTTCCTGCTCATTCAGATCTTTCCAGTAAAATGACTTCACTTTGTTGTGATTTAAGAGAAATGCCTCAATATCACCTTTACAGTATTTATTATGAAATAGGTCCTTATAATCGTCAGTGCCCAGTATAATAACTTCCTTCTTTTCATCAGGTTTAATGAAAAAAATGTGGCACGCCTCCTTCTTGCCAACACGGATCATTTCATTAAGAACAAGGCCAAAAGAGGGTTGATGTTCAAATGTGTGTCTTGAAAAGCAGATATCAAAACTACTATCTGCAATGGCTGGCATATTGCGAATATCACTTTTTATCATTGAAATATTGCGTTTCGTATTCAGATCGATAAAAAAGTCACAACTGTCAACGCCGACATACTGGATATCTTTATTCAGCTTCATTAAGCTTGAATAGAAGGTTGCGTCTCCGCAACCAACATCAACAACACTTGTGTAACCGCGGGCAATACAGTGTTGTGCAGAATATTTCTTTGACTCTGCCTCATCATCTCCAACCCACCATTTGAATGTATCGTATTGTTTTGCGGCATTCTTATTCCACCAGACTTGCTCTTCCATTTCTTATTAATGAACCGGTAGTTCGTTGTAAAACAACGAACGCACAAAGCCCATGCTTAAACAGAAGAATGGTGAAAAGATA